GGACGCTATAGTTAGAGAAAACGAGCGATTGCCGAACACATTCCAAGTTGACGCTTTCGGCATTAGAATGGTTCCCACAAAGGGTGCGTTGGCCCCGGAAATGGTAGACAAAATGTCCACTGTTTTCCCTTTGCTGGACTTGTCTCACGCCAAATCACAGGCTAAAAAAGTTGGCAAAAGAAGCGTTAGCCAACATGCCAACGCGCGCTATTCAGCTGACGTGTCGCAAGCGACAATGCTGTTCAGACTTATCAAAAGTTTGGACAAACGAGTGGTTTTGATCGACGTCGGAGCTAAGTATGCCCGAAACGCCACCTGGATAAATTCAATTGCTGTCGCCCTCGGAAAAGAAACATTGGTTATCTACCAACCTGTTAGAATGGAAACGGCCGCCTACGATAGCATCTACAACATTGAAAATGAGGAGAGGTATCGCAACGCCGACCACTTTGGGATCTCGGCTCTTCCGGTTCGCACCGCCGATTTCAACAGCGTGTGGACTGAGTTTCAACGCATGACGGGTTTCGTAGTATGCTTGGCATTCGACGTTCTCTATTACATACCCCAACTCTTGCATGCCCCAGTAGAAGTCATAGGAAACGTCAATCAATACCACATCTTGGGAGGAGTTAGCGAATTGGCTTTTGGAGAAGGTCTCGTCGAATTCATGGACAACAAGTTACGCGTGTTCATGGAAGGAAACGGCAACACTTACGAGCACGAGGCCTATGACTTCTCAAATCTCACGTCCGTTTGTAACCGTTGGACCATAGGACTCACAGAAACTTTGTCCATCTGGAAGCCCGCCCACATATTGGAGCTTCCAAGAAAACTTGAATCGATTAATCTTGCCGTCAATTTCGATCTCGCGAAAAAATTGATTCAGTTTAGATCAACTATGACTAAACCCTCGAACACAGCTCTTCACGTCATAGCCAAAGATGCTCCAAAGTCGCACAGTACTATTGCGAACCTCGACTTGATTTCGCAGCACCTGATTGATAAAGACCTAAAATCCCAAGGCAAGCCATTAACTTATGACAGACCCATCGATTTGGCGTCCACTCTAGCATGGAGCCAATACATCCAATGGATGCCTTTTCTCTTGAAAGAAGAGTTTTACATTTGCGG